AGACGCACTTGGATATGTCTCAGACCACACCTCCAACCCATCGTCTGAGAAGATCACCCACCCTTCAGAGCATGGAGTGATGGTCACCACATCTGTTGGGAGGTGATGACCAACCTTGTGGATGTTGAATGTCATCTGCTGCAATTCAACGCTGTTCATTTTCTGTCTCCCATTTGTTTGATCAGTTGTTCCTTGATTGAGTCAATGCGGATCAGGTCACCCCAGAAAGTTGCAATGGTGTCTTCATTGTTGGTGCAGAGACGCTCATTGGCAATGGCAGTCTTCAACGCAAGTTCCTCATCAATAAGGGATGTGAATATCACGTTGAGATCAGCGTTGTTGAGTTGGAGTGTGAAGGTCTTCATCACTTCACCTTCAGTTCAGTCATCATCTCAATGATCTTCTCAACCACAGTCTCTGGGGTGTCATCAAAGGTTGATCCTTCAGCAATCTCTCCTTCACCGTCTCCCCAATAGAAGTCATCCAGATGTCCCCTTGCCTGCGTCCAGTTCGGACCATCAAACCAGCCCGGACCCACCATGAACGGTGGAGCCCATTCATCATCCAATGTTCCAACATAAATGGTGGCGCATCCTCCACCGGTCTGCTCCACATATGCGGTCACTCCGGTGCGCTCGATGATCTGAGCGGTGATCCAATCCATGTCCAAGTCTTCAGTCATTGCGTTGTCTCCTGTTGTTGAGTTGCTGAGTGGTTGAGTTGTTGTGTTCACTTGATGTCTCCCCATGTTCCTGACCAGATGACACGTCCCTTTGCGTTGGGGTCTGAAGGCCAGAGTTCATCACGCTTCTGTTCCCACGATGTCTTGGGATCCACCTCATTGATGATGAACATTGTCACCCGGTCATCCTGCTGACGTTCACGCTTCCCGAAACGCTCACACGCTGCATAAGTTCCCAACCAATATCCGATTGGTGTCATGTCGGAGTCATAGGTGACTGCACAGAACTTCTGTTCCGTGTTCATGCGTTCACCTGCAGTTCTGATTGCAGCCACACAACAACCTGATTCATTGCGTCACCGTCAACAGTCCATGACGGAATGCCTGAATCAAGATCCAGTCCAGAGTGCGGATGACGGTCAAGAAGTGTGTCTGCGTCATATCGGGACACGAACTGACCCAGCGGTGTGTGGTCATGGCGAGTGTCGTAGAACTCCACCATTGCTGTGTCTTCATCATGGATGAGTGAGTTGGTGCGTCCCCAACTGTCACCCTTGCGGATGATGTGGACATTGAATGACAGTTTGTTTTCATTGGTGACCTTGAGAGTATTCATGGTTGCTTTGCTCCTTGTTCGGGGGAACCCTGCGTTCCCCACAGAGACCACTTTACACACACACACCACACCTGCAACGGATCCCCCGGATCCCAATACCAGAGCCACAAAACGCAGAAGACCCCACACCTCAACCAATCACGGGAGGTGTGGGGTCTTCGCAGACCGGCTCAGTTGTATGTGTGAATGGACCCCATGTGAAGGGTCTTCATTCCTAATCAGAGGAGCAGGGGAGCCTCTGTGATTGAGCCGGAGAAACTCACCAAGGATTCACCAGAACAGGAGTGACCGTGGCAATGACAGACGGAACAGCAGGACGGACAGGTGCAGTCCGTGTCCCAACAGCAATCAGAGAAATGTCAGCGTGTTGGGGTGACCACATGAGCTGGACATACTCATTGACTGCAGTTGTACGGATAACCCAATTCCACGCAGAAACCTCTGCTGTGTTGTTGCCTGCAATCTGAACATCAGTTGCAGAGTTCGCAACATCAGAACCGTTCTGACGCAACCAAATGCACACGTCTTCAGATCCACCAGAACTCTTCTTCAACTGTGCAGAGAACTGCACATTCCAGACACCCGGATTGGCAATCACCATTCTGCTGGAGTTCTCGACTGCAACACCAACAGAGATGTCTGTTGTGTTCAACGTCATTGCAACAGCAGAACCTGCAGCAGCAGTCTGAGTCTGAGAGGAACTGAACGCACCGCAATATGACAAAGACCCTGCAGGACCGGACACACCAGCAACCCGCACATCCTGACCAGCCTGCTGAACAACCAATGTCCGGTCATCAAACTTGAGTTGCACGGTATCCAGGCGCACCGTCAGGTCCGAACTCATCGAGTCACGTCCTGCACAATGAACACCTGACCACCCATCAAGGTGGTGACAGTTCCAGAGTTGATTTCCTGACAATCCCACACAGCAGTCTGAGGTGACAGAGCAGCGGTGGTTGCAGTCCCAAGGGTGCAGGCAAATGTTCCTGCAGTTCCGTTGGTGACAGAACATGTGAACGTGGCAACAACAGCGGTGGACGCTGCGGTGTCACGGATCTGTGCTTGATAGGTGCGCCCGGTGATGTCGATTGCAGCACCCGCTGCATTGACCATTGAGACACTTACGGTCTCTGTGTCCCCCGTGCGGATGGTGAGTGGATAGTTCGCAGGGGTTCCCATCACAGACCTTCAGGTTTGGTTGGGTTGTGAACAGTCTTGGGAATCTCAGCAACCGTGAGAGACGTTGAACCCTTGTCACCGATGTTCACACCAGCAACAGATGTCAGGACAGACAGACCCGCTGCAATGCCAGACGTGACCAGCAGGCTCTGCCAGTCAGCAGACATCCAATCAAACTGAGATGCACCTACTACTGCAACCAGCGTCTGACAGAACGTCCTGATTGCACGTTCAATTGCGGACTTCCAAAACGTTTGGGTGAACATCACACGTTCCAATCTTTCTTGGGGTATGGCTGAGTGTCTGGGAACTCTTCATCACCGTTGGGATCCCACGGTTCATCCGTTGGATCTTCAACATCCGGTGCAGGAATCAGGTCAGGTTCAATTGTGATGGTCATTCCTCATCCTCCCAATCTTCTTCCTCTTCCTCGAGTTCTTCCCACTCTTCAACTTCATATGAGACAGGCTGATTCAAGACTTGCCACAGACCGTCCAGATACCCGGACGCGTCAATGATCGAGTCTTCAACCATCTGAGGTTCTTCATATGCCATTCCGCTGTGCAGAGCATGAGCTACGCGTGACAACTTCATTGCCACCATGAACAGCAGCGCATACGCAGCGTCCATTTGCACCGGTTCATAATCGCAGAGAGCAGAGAACACAGACGAGACGCGCGCGTAGTCTTCTGCAAACGGTCCATAGGATGTGTTGCGGTCACCATGTGTGAGCGCGAACGCGTTCAGCAATGTGGATCCGTACTCATCCTCAACGGTCAGTTCTTCTTCTTGCATGACGCTTCCCCTGCGCTAGTAACGGTGAGCCATGAAACGGCTCAATGATGTTCCTTCATAACGTCTGCACAGATAATCCATGGACACGAACATTGGACAATAGGAACCGTCTTGGACTTCATGCTTGACGATGATTCCGCGCCAATGATGGTTTCCCTGTGGGCCTAAATAGTCTTCATGGTGCAGATAGCAGGATCCTGCAACCAGTCCGTGTTGGCTCTTGTCGCCCACAAACCTGATTGCGTAATCCAATGTTTGCTGGTGACCCATTGTGAATGAGTGACCAATCTTGGACAGACGGAGTGAGGCTGCACCACCCAACGGTCTTCCCGTCATGGGTGCTATCCAGTAGTGCGCGTACCCGACACCATCAATCCAGGCGGGTTGCAGAAAAGGATGGACAGTCCAACCGTGGTCTGCATAGTTGAGATCATCAAGGGAGATGATCCCATCGAGATGTGCAGCGTCTGCATCAATGGCCCGTTGGATGCGCTGTTCATGGTTTCCGTGCAGAATGTGCAGTTCAGGTTTGAACTGTCTCTTCTGCTTCTTCTTCTGTTCCCGGTTGTGCTTATCCATTGCGGAGTTCAACACATCAAAGGCAGCGTTGGCTGACTCGATGTCATCCCGATATCTCCGGCCTTCATACTGCCTTTTACCAACATCGAAACTTGAGAGACTTGGCATATCTGCATGATCCCCAAGATGGATCACGCAATCTGGTTTCTTGTCCACAATGTATTGACCCACCCAATACAGATGGTCAACAGGGACACCAGCCTTGGCCTGTGTGTCAGGGATGACAAGGTGTGTTCTGACTTCAGTCATATGTGGCCCATCTGTAGGGGACAGAACTACCAGCGACGCTTCCCGCGGTGATGCACATTCTCGTGACGGTCGAGACGGTCAGTCATCTGGTCAACCTTCTTGTCCACATGATTCACAGAAGTGTGCAGGTCAAGAAGTCTGTCACGAACATCTGTGACAAGTGCGCGTCCTTCTGCGTGCTGCTGAGTGTTCTCCGTGCGGAGCCTCACCAACTGGACAACAGCGGTGGTGACCACCCCTAGAACAATGGAGACTGCAGAGACGATTGCAATCCACTCTGCAGCACCCCAACCGGGGGAGTCAGCAACCTGTGTGGTGACTTGTGCAATCACGACACCAGAACCTGCCATGTGTCAGGACCAATGATCCCGTCCACCGTCAGACCGTGGTCTGACTGACATTGACGGGTAGCAGCGTCTGTCTTGGATCCAAAGATTCCGTCAGACTCGAGTTCATACCCATTCACATTCAGCAATCCCTGAGCAATCTTCACCGCATCACCGGTTGAACCGGTGCGGAGGATCTGAGACTTGGCATTGTTCAACGCTTCCAACCAAGGATTGCTGGGAGCCACAGCGTCAAGATTGTTGAGGAACACAAACAGGTCATACGTTGCACCTGCTGTGATTGGACCCCACACACCATCAGCAGGAATGTTCAGGTTGGACTGCCATTGATACACAGCCTCTGTGGTCTGTGGACCGTAGATCCCATCCTGAGGAACACCCACAATGCTCTGAATCTCGCGCACCTTGTCACCAGTTGAACCAGGCCCAAACACGGAACCTTCAGGGTTGGGTGTGGGTGGAACAGGGGTGGGAGGAACAACGGGTTGTTCACCGCTGTGACGCTCGATTGCCTGCAACAACATTGAATCAAAGACCCAACGGTTATCTCGACGGGACCAAGCGTCTGAACGGTCAGCAGGCTGCACATCCCCGTGATGAGCTAGACCCGGACGGTTCTTCACATCTTCACCAATGAACTCTGACGCTTCAGCAATATTGATTCCGTTCCGATTCCAGAACGCAACAATCTCTGCACCCATCCGATCAATCTCAGCCTGAGTCCGTGGATCATCAGGGTTCAGGTCTGCTGAGCGTGCGCCAATGGCAATCATCCAGCAACGTGAGTTGAACCCAGATGCTCCGACACCAAACGCTGTGAAGTCATCAGGCATCATTGCAACGCTTGAGTCCGTGTCCACGATCATGTGATAGGAACCCGGATCAGAGCGACGCGCAATGAACGCTGCTGTGTTCTCCGCTGCAGTATCTCCACCAGCACCCTCTGTGGTGTGGATGACAACTCCACCAGAGAGACCATTGTTCCGTGATGGGTAGAACTGTGGTGACGCGGGCGGGTTGTCAATTAGATAGAACGACATTTCAGGGTCTCGATTCTTCAGAGGGTCTTCAGGGATGAACAGAAAGCGGGTCATTAGGCGGGTGCGCCAGCAGGCCCAACATCCTCAATAATCATTTTGTTTTGGACCGGTAGTGAGATGGTCCCTGAGAAGTTCGGCGAAACACCCTGCAATGTCAGAACTGGTGTAAATGATCCTGCGCTTGGGTTGAAGATTGCAGATGCTGTGACTGTGTGTTGAAACGGTGAACCGGAGACTGCAATACGCCCTGCAAGATATGAAGTTCCAGCAACATTGGTTGCACGGAATTGGTATTGGAACAAATCGTTTGCAACTGTTCCAACATAACTTCCGGTGAATGTGAATCTGTAGTTGCGGTTTGCAACAGCGGTGAACGCTGTTCCAGTCATTGCGACAGTCTCAGTTCCACCAATTGAAGAACTGCTGGTTGTTGCTGTGCTTGACATCAATCCCCATGGGGCGTTCCAGCCCGGACCCTTGCGCCATGCAGTACCGTTGTATGTATAGAGACCTTCGTTTGCATCGTTGCTTCCAACATATGCAACCATGCCATCTTCAGGAGATGTGATTGCAGAATCCCGTGCAGCAGTAGTTGCAAAATACATCACGGACTGCTCTTGGCAGTAGTTGTTGAGATCACTTGCGGTGAGAACAGCACCCGCTGTGAACAACTTATATCCAGAACCCATTGTGTTTCCTCCTGCTAGTAGGCAAGTTTGTTGGTGTTCAACACACCAAAGTTGTTGTTGTCAAGAATGAAAAAGCCGGAATAGAAAGTTGCTGACGAAAGACCCAACGTCACACCCCATGTTCCAGGCGTGATTGTGTGAGCTACAGATTCAATGAAGCAATCGCGTTCAACTGCGTCACCGCCACCGGGGACAGCAAACTTGACTGTCACACGGTCACGGATCTTCCGTGACAGAAGATCAGGGAACAACACTTCAGGGTCACCCTGAGGATTGAACTTCAGTTCCTCAGGACGCAACTCAGGGTTTGCATATTGAGACGCTAGGAACAATGCAAGACCAGATGCCTGCTGCTGCCCATACGTTGTGTCAGCACCCACCTGAGAAACAATGGGAACTTCAATGCTCAATGTGCGCGCACCGTACAGAGACACAGACTCAGCATTGGACACAACAACAGTTGTTCCTGTGAGAGCCTCACCACCTGCAGCGGTGGTCACCTTCCGGTCTACCCTCACAATGTTGTAGATCAGGGAATCGTCATAGACAATTGATGTGTCAATGAACTTCTTCCCTGCAACGTCTGTGGTGTCATAGACAGATTGAACGGTGATGCACCGGGGTTCAGAGATGACGGATGTCCGGTCATCAAAGATCAGAGTCCCGTCATCGTCAACGTAGATCACACCAGAGTCTGCTGCTGCAGCCTCCTGCAACATCTCGATTGGTGTCTTGGACGCGTCCTGAGGTGCAAGGTATGTCACCCCATCGTCAATGTGTCTGAGGTTGTCAGGCCATCCAATAGCGTCAAGGATGGTTTCAATGCGGAGACCGGGGAGATCTGTTCCAGTTCCAATGATCGGAGTTGTTTCTGTACCAGCAGAGACATTGATCTGACCGGTGCTTCCAGACCCTGTGACATCAATTGAAGAAGGACCGTATCCACCACCGTCTGACGGTTGAGAAATCCCAATGTCATATGTGGTTGTTCCGCTCGATGTGATGGACGCTGCAGAAGGCAATCCACCAATCACATTGGACAACGGTTTGAACGCATCTGAACACGCAATGGTTGCAGTTGCGTCACCGGATCCTGCGTCTGAGTAGTTGAATGTCCATGAATCAATGAACCCACGAAAGATGGGGTAGGTAGTTCCGTTCCATGTTGCACGGATAATCACCGGAATTGACGGAACAACACCAGTCACACCAACAGTTGCATTGTAATACGGGGACGCTGTGTTGGTTGGATCAAACGAACGGTCTCGATTGTCAAGAACAACAGACGCTGTTCCAGTTCCGAACCGTTCCAACGCGCGTCTGCGTCCACGCGAGGTGGACACGGAACGCACAGATGAACTGATGTCATAGAAGAAGGAACCATCACCAAGAGTTCCGGTCCCCAACCCCGGTCCAACATTCAACACAAGACGGTTCCCTGTGTTCGCACCAACAACAGAAGGAGCAAACAGCACCTCGATGGTGGGCATATTGGACAGGCTCATGGGACAAGGACCGTTGCACCGCG